GGGGTTTCAGCTTCCGTCAATATGTTGACCGATACTAAGTTACGTTGTATCAAATCCTGAACACCTATAACTGGTATAGATCCAGCGGTGTTAGGTAATAAAGGATACCTCGAGTAATGAGGCACCTGAAATTCGAAAGTTCCTTCAAGATTGCGTGGCATATATACATCAGCAGCTGTTCTAGTTTCATCGATGACAGTATTGTCTTCTTGAACTGGACCAGCATTAGCTTCTGTAGCGCCATTTTCTGGGATCAATCGAATACGCGCCGCGTAAACTTTGTTTTCGAACGGTGCGATTTTGAATCTAAAACTACCCCTATAATAAGCAAATATATAACTATAATACGAGTATAAATCTATATTAACCATAGTGGCTTGTGCTGCTATTGGTTTTGGAGTCTTAAACGAATTAATACGATATAAGTTATTCTTTTTAGAAGTTGTAGTTAAGTTAGAATAGATTAAATGAAATCGCTTCAAAATTTGTCGTAACGATGTTACTTTTTCTCCAACAGTTAGTGCAGAGCTAGTAAAAGATGTCCCTTGCGGTTGTCTCATACTAGACTCTCCTACTTCACCTGTCTTTTGGACAATTTCTGGGGATACCGGTGTCGATTCAGCTACGTTGACCTGTGCAATACCACGTAAAACTCTATCAAGAATTACTGGTTTGGAGGCCCTTAGCGTAGGATAAATCTTCGGTTGTCGTGGCATAGATAGTTCAAAATCTGATGCTCCAGAAACTTCAACAAGACAAGAAATAGTATCAGACACTGTGGAAGTTGCACGTAATTCATTAAGAATAAGAACGTACAACCTACCAACAGAGTGCTGATAATCTTTCAATGGCGATGTCACATCTGCACTAGATAATTTCCATGGCTGAACTGAAACGAATGGAACATTGAATGTTACATCTGTATCAGAACGCAAGTCAACTACAGAACTGTAAGAGGCATTAGGATCAGCATTGTCTGGCAACTTATCATCATTAGAGTAATCACCAGGAACAAATAAGATCCTAACACGTCCAGAATGGAATTTAGTCTTGACAAATTTGAAGTGAAAATTTATACCTCCTCTCCACATGGTGAATGGCGAGGAAATATAAGCTAAGTGGCTCGGTGCTACTCTAGTATCATCTACGGCTATAGAAAAAACCGAAGGTGTAATAGGTGTAGCATATAGTACGGCACCAGCTTTACCATTAGATGTCCAT